TTTGGGTGAGGCCTACTAAAAGTAGACAGGGCAGTGATTCAAGTATACTAGTCCAGACCTGACCACCACCTTTCCTGTGCACAACTGGATAATTGCACAGGCAAGGGAGGAATTTACAGGAGAGTGAAAATTCGAACCATACCAGGTATGCTTACAAAGCAACCAAAGTTCGAATCTTCACTACCTGCACGCATCACATAAGGACGCAAGGGATCTTCAGCTAACAACGTATATGTTGGAAGTGCTCCATCAAATATGGTAACACTAGGTTGATAGGAAGTTGGAATGATATTGTTAAGGGGCCATTGACCCTCAACAATTGTGGATGGACTACCACCTCCAGTAGTCTGTTGCACGCTACACCTCAACGATGCGGTTGGAAGTGCTTGTGTAATAGAATACTGTGGCACAGCTACCTCAACACCATATTCTTCAATAGGATTGAAATATATTATGTTGTTTCTGGCAGATGAGCCTAAGGCAGTAGTTGTTGAATTCTTTATTCTCATCGTGAATTCAGAACGATCGCCACTTGTGTTCATAACATCAAGATAAGCCATACCAATAGGTTTAAACGTATCGGAGCCAACTGTTCGCCTATAATTGACATTGTTCACATATTTAATGCGAACACCGCCTCTATATAAAGCAAACATGGCACCTAATTGTGAAAACAAATCAGGTGTTTGAGAAGTATAAAGATCACCAACAGGAGTCTGACGGATAGCCCAAGTTACAACAAAAGGTCGAATCTCATACCTATTCCCTGTTAAAGGAACAGGTGGTGTAGAACCATTTACTGGTGTAACTCGATTAACGGTACTAGTAAACCTCTTCAACAATTGTCTCATAGAAGTTATCTTTTCACCAATTGAAGAATTAGCATATGCCAAAGTAGGTGGTTTAGATTGCGTGTTACCAATCATTTTTTCTGTAATAGAACAGTCATTCATCTGAGGTTGTAAACCACTAACGCAAACTTGTTCAATTTGTCTGGGATAAGCAAACTCTAGATCATCACCTGCGCAAACTTCAACTAAAATGGGAACAGTACTAGATACACTTGTTGGGTTGACTAATGGATCTAAAACTCTTACTTGAAGCCTACCAAAGGACCTTCCATAACCAGAAGATTTGGACCAACCTGTAGGTAAATAATTTGCCGGAGATGTGTAAGGAATCTTGAGAGTTATAGTGCTATTATACCTAATGTCTACAATATCTCTATGTAAAAACTCAGGAACAACAGTACCAGTAGAATTGTCATTGTATACTGGTAAAAAGGAAATTTCAATTCTACCTGAATGAAATTCAGTTTTGACAAATGTAAATCTAAAAACCAAACTCCCACGCCAATACTCAAACAAACTACTAATGTATGCCATGTGTGAATGGTCATAGACTGTTTCTGATCCAACTAGTGATGTTCTTGTCATTGCGCCAGGGCTAAGTGACAAATCATATAAAACATCTCCACTGAGATTGGTTCCAATCCAATTCGAATCCAACAACATGGTCCATCTTTGTACAAAAGAAGACAAATCTAGTTCATCTACTTCGGTCCCAGAAAATGAAGGATCATTAGCAACCTGATTAGTAGTGAACAAAGAAATATGATCACTATTATCAAGACTATCAACGTTCGCAACACCAGCTATAGGTTTCCTTTTCACCCTCATGTGAGTACTGTCATTTGTAGGTTTACTAAAACCGAAAACTGAAGCAGCATCTGCAGTAATGTCAGCAGCCCACTTAGTGGTGCCTGCAAAAGCAGATAAAAGAGGAACTCGACCCATGACATTCGACAACCTAGAAATCTTCTTTGCCATGCTCTCCACTGGTCCAGCATTTTTTGATTTAGCCTCAAAATGTGCATCCATTTGTGGAATGGAACTAGCTCCAACTAAAGTAATGTCAGTGAAACGATAATAGATTGTAAATTTAGCACTCTCAGTAGAAGGTCTTAACTGTGTATTGTTGGTGACCGGTGCAATGAAAAAGAAACCCAAATCACCCTGAACACGTGTATCGACGTTGGACACTGTCTTGGTGAAAGTACTCAATGGTGTGAATAATAGAGAATTGACCCAAGGTATTTTTAAAGTTGCACTTGTGTCACACGCTAAGTCAAACTCTACATGTGGAAGCTGTGATCTTTGGACAAAACTCCTAGCATGCGCATTGAACCAAGGACCTGCATTCTGTTGTTCACTTCCACCAGTATACACAAAATACATACCATATCTACCACTTGCAAATCTAGTAGCATTGACAACAATGTGAAATTCCAACCCATATCTTAAGCCTTGTATACCTTGAAGTTTGTTAGCAACAATAGAATTAGCTGTAACCACCTCAGATGGCATAAGTATAGGATTAGAACTGGCACCCCCAATGAAACCATAAGAATCCAAGTTCGTAAAGGTACCCGTAGTCAACACTTTTGGCCTTTCCAGAAAAGTAATAATAGACAGATCTGTATAATTGTCAACACCATTTAGAAGTTCACTTTGAACGTCTGCTACTGGTCTTGATAAAACGACACCACTATCTTCATGAAAAACAACAACATCTTTCTGTTGAGAAATGACTTCATCATTTTCTTTTTGTGCGCTTAAGTAAGTAACGTCAGCGGCTGTAGACGATACTGTATTGTTTATAGTTGTTTTACTTTCAGCAACTGTTTTGTAAGACGAGAGACACCGTTGCCTTCTCCCGAATTGTTGACTCCTAGATTTAGAGGAATGCTCAGCTCATCTTGGAAGTAAGGTTAAACAACCCAAGCTCTAATACTGCAGCAATACCATGTAATTTATGTCAACCTTAGAAAACATGGCAAGATCACACAGTAAGGTAGGTCCACTTTACGTACAGTGGGAACGAAGCAGTGTAGGTCACTTTCATACCTGCTTTTTAAGGAAAATCTTTAACCGGATACTTTTAATGTCTTTCCAGGACCTTATTTCCAATTTAAGTTCATTGGCAACTAATGCATCATTTTAGGTTCATGATATAACCAGACAAGTTTATAGTCATTCCGAGACTGTTAGTATTTACTCACTTATCAACTCACCGTAAACGCTACGTAATATTTCACGATGCGAAAACTGTAGTGGGAACCTTTCTCTTTGTAGTCCAGAAAGTGTAATTGCATTGTATAACTTCATATGATAGCCACTAAAATATTCCTTACCCCAAACGGCTGCTTCTCTCAAAGAACTATCGACGTTTGATTCAAAAACTTCATCAAAAAGTTCCCCTTTGCGAGTCCAAAGTGGGAGTTCATGTATAGTGCTCTTATCCAATGGTGCCAAACAAAATGAATGTTCATTGAAGTAAAGAAAAGTTCGTTTAAGAAAATAAATTTTATCAATAGTGAAATGATCGTTACTCAAAGCTGCATCTTTGACGGAAGGTGTTAACACATAACCTAGCTCCTTTAAAGAGGCAGCTATGGTGTTCTGATTAAACTGTGACCGAAGAGACTTGTCACAGGAGAGCATGTGATCGTCTCCATAGTTGACCATGCAAACATATCTTTCAAATGGTTGATCGCGAAGGTTAGGAAACAAATCATAAAATGCATATCTGTGTAAAAAACTAACAATCATAGTGTTAATAATAGTTGTCAATGAGATACCTGAAGTCATCCCAACCGGGAGTGAAAACAAACACTCACCAAGAATGACACGTGAATGGACCACTTCATGCCACAAGAGTTTCCTAATGGAACTACTATTGTCGCAATCATCATACCATGAGTCAATAACATCATAAATGTCCCACAACATGTGTTTTTGGTGGCTGCAATCAAAAGCAGAAAAATCACCATCTGTCACTAATGGATAAACTGAATTGTCAAACCTGCGCATGCGCATCATCAAGGCCTCCCAATCTAAACTAAGTGGGTTTATGCCAACAGCACTTTCGACGGAAAACCTTGCTTTTGTGTAACATGAAACAAACCTACCAAAGTATTTATTGAACAACACCAGAAGAACTGTTCCAGCACCAAAGAACCCTCTAGATTTACCAGTTTGGTACTTAACTTCACTAACTAATTCGCTCTTTAGGTTAAATGTAAAAAAATCAGTAATTCGATGCCCATTCTTAAGTCTGTCTTCTTGTTCAGTAATAAGAGCTTCTAAGACTTTAAAACTTGCATTGGTACTGTCTCTGGGATCCATGAAAACTCTGGTTTTCAATGACCCATATTTCTGCTTGAGAATAACACCCGGAGCAGATGAAGAATTCAAACCTTCTACGTATTCGTCCTCACAATCTCCATACACGCATTGTTCAATGGAAGGCAATGACATGTCTGGTGCTTTTGGCATGGCACAAATCATCTGCTTCAATGACAATTTTGAAAGTGTCAAAGGTTCAGACTCCACATAAGGCAAAACAGGTCGTTGGAATTTGACTAAGGCATTGCGCAAAGGTGAAATACCATCAAATTGTTTCAACCTTGCTAAGTTCTTCCTTGGCACACAGTCTTCTTTACCTGAAATAGGGCTGGGTACTTTCGAATGAGTCAAACCTATCTTATGTGTGAATTCGCATGAACCCTCAACTGGAAAACCATCTAAAAGCTGTGGAATTGGACCAGGATGAATATCGTCTACTACACATGTTTGTTCTGAGAACATGGACATCATTTTGTCAACCTCCTCTTGACTAATAACTATACTAATACCCATACCATCAACACCTCCGCCAGCTGAGTGTATTCCAACCACCCTGTGGGTAGATTTGTTAGGATTGAGCAATATAAGAGGTGACCCACAATCGCCACTCTTAGTTGGCACTTTATAAGTGACGACTCTACTTAAAGAGTAGGACACACCACCAAATTGAAGATTGTTCTCATAATTTGTAATGTGAGTTTGTCCTTTAAAAGTGGAAACCGAATCCAGTGACCTGAACCTGGCAGCCAACTCCATTTCAGAATGTTTGGTAAAATATTCTTCTTTAACGAACTTTTGACTAATGTCTCTAAAATCTCTAAAGTGTCGTGGCATTTCAAAAAATACGTAGTCATTGTCGAAGTTGTTCGCATGTTCTTTCTCGGACATACAGTTAAATAAGTCCAAAGAAGCAATTTTGAAAATTATGGTACCATTTTGGCTAAAAATTATTAATTTCTTACCAACATTCTCGTCTTCACTAATTTTATTCATAAAGTAGTACACATAGTGTAAATTACAAACAGCTACTCTACCTTTAATCATGAGGACAGATCCTAAAATAACATCCGAACCTTCCCATTGCATGTCAATAACATTCTTATTGTAAATGGAAACAGCAGTCTGTATTCCATTTGACCACATCTGTGGGACTTTAGAACGCAAAGATGCCATTGACTTAATCACTTTCGGTTTAGCTTTTGGTGTGTGACCTTCATAGACACCTTGAGGAGAAGCAAAAGTCTTGTCTCCAGTAGCAAGGTGGTAAATGCCAAACATGCCCATTATTGCTACACCAAAAGTGACAATAGGATGCTCACAACACATCTCTGTGAAACTTTTACCAATGCCATACATTGAGGAGACGACATACTTGGTGACTGAGGTTGCAACAGAACCGAAACTGGTTGTGACATTAATTGCACTTTCCACAGCTTCTTCTTTCCAAGTAAGACTGAAATCATCTGTGTACAAAGGAGGTCTGAACCTATAATTAACAAATGGACCAGAACTTTTCTCTTTGATGAATCGATCGTACATGTCTCTGTCTGTCACTTTAAGGTGATAAGCAAGCATTGCACTAGATTGCAAGTCACCAATTCTAAGTCTTTGGCTCTGCACCTGACTGGCAAATAATAAGTAAAAATAAGGGTCAGACTCAAGAAGAGTAGCAACCAACCATCTGACTTTATTATCATCTAACAATTTAATAATTTTAGACTCTTGCTGTGAATTAGGACACAATGACCATCGAAGCGGACGCTCTGGTTTATCAGGGTATTCATACTCCTTACAGTAAAACTCTGAACTTGGTTCACATTCACTCTTCTTAGAAAAAGTGAAGTTGAACATCTGCGGTTGTGATCGTATGTTTTTAATATCCTCTCTAATAGAATCAACTGTGTCTAAAAACTTAGCTTTCTTCAAATTCTCACGAGTTTTCAATACAGCTTCAATGTAAGTTTTTTGATTCTGAGCATAGACTTCGTAATTAAAGAGATACTTGGCCTTGATGTCGTCCATGAGCTCATCATATGTGTATGCCTTGGAGGTATCAGCCTTGCCTTTCGACCAGCTGTACCTAAAAAACAAATACATATCTTTAGTGACGTTAATGGGATGAATATTACCATTGTCATCAACTACTCTGAATTTTTTGTGATCTATAGTTTCAGAATAGGTACCCTGTTGAGAATTAGGTGTCAAGTACTCTGGTTTCAAAGACACGTACCACCCGTTCCATCGTCTACGAAGTGCTCTGCCTGACACAATACTCTCTGGTTCCAACTTCCGAAGGTTAGTTGTTGCTAAGCAGAATTTCGCATAGTTGCGCAAGTTGCCTTTCTCTTCAAGACTGGCTGAGTGTAACTCATGAGGGAAACTATTCATTATTCTAATAGATTGCATGGCCTCACCATCAGGATTTGTTTTATCCTCAACGGCTTGTCCATAATCATCCATGATTATAACTTTGACTTTGTTGTGAAATCCATCCCAATACTCATTTTCTGACTGTCTGTTGTACTGGAATGTCCTATCCTGTTGCAAATGAGCTTTAAACTCATCTTCAGTTGAGTCCATTGCTGTACAATCGTCAGCAAGGAACTTTAGTAATACTGATTTCTTTACTCCAGGTGGGCCAACAAACATATACCCTAAAGTTTCAAACCTGAGGCCAACTTCTGAAACGTTAGCAGCGGCAAAACTCTTTTGCAAATTAACCATAGATTGCTGACACTTGATGATCGAACTCCTGAAATGAGGTAAAGCTAAGGATATTTTAGATGTTAAAAGATAATCTCCCATCCTAACTAATGCATCAATACGGACCTTATTCTCGACCGTGTAATACAATGTCCTGT